CCAGCCGTCAACTCAAGATCTCAGGAATCCCTGAGGTACTCTGGAGTGGGGTCCAAATTCGGACCCGAATCTCGACGGAATACCGTCGAGGCTAACGTGTAGAGAGATAGTTTCGCGTAACCACTACTTCCCCTGACAATGTCAGGATCTGTGCGGTCACGTTCCCCCGAACGCGTGTATACGCTATAGGAGGGAAAGACCCAATCCGTGTCGTATGCGGTTTTAAACCGCCTTGGACGAAGGGAATAGGTATCGAAAGAACCACCTGCCCAACCTCCTCGTTTTGCCTTGCGTGAACTGTGAAGGTGAAAGGAGCCGATCAAGTGACCGTCTCCGTAGCCATCAGGTCCCCACAAACGCATAGACGAATTGGTCCAACCGAGTAACAAGGCCGCGAGCGTATGCTCGCAGTTCCTTATAGCCCAGTTGTGGAAGGTATACAGTTGCCGCTCGCTCATCAGTTTCTTCTGATAATACGGGCGTATGCTCTTGCCTTCGAACCAGTCAGCACCACAGCTCTCCCTAAACGGCCCCTCCCAGAAAGACTTCTCGTTATTAACGAGGAAGCCAAACTGAGTTAGGACCGATGCTAGGAGGCTGTATGCTCGGGAGTTGACGATTATGTCGTCCCCGAACACACTAACTTCACCCTGGAGGTCCAATAGTTCGACAACGGACTTCGCGATCGAGTAAAAGAGCAAGCTCTCTAGCTCAAACGTAAAGCCGTTTCCCATACTACTAAACTTCTCCAAAGTGCGAACTCCGTCAGGACTATTAATCTCCCCGGTGGTCAACTCACTTAAGAAGTCAAACCATTCTTCCGGTAGAAGAAGCCTAACGATTCCGACAGAAACCGTGTCAGACGCAGAAGAGAGATCCACAGTGGCATAGCCACCGTGAATAGATCCCTCCATTGCCAAACGCTGGTTCCGTGTTTGATCGGAAAGGTTCAAGTTAACACAACGCAACATGCGTTCCTTCAGGTAGCTGCCCACCCCTTTCTGGATTGCTCCATTGAGAGTAGGTTCTACCATGATGGCCCGCATACTACGCGCGTCTTTTGGCACAAAAGTCAATTTACCTGCGTGGACTTCAACCTCAGGCCAATGGATCACTTCATCGACGTCATTATAACGTGGATGGTCAACGTCCGTAAGGACGTTTATATGACCCTTGACCGAATGAGACCAAGTCCATAAGGGTACCTCTGCTAAAAGGCGTCCCACAACAGGCAAAAGCTCTCGACTACATGCTAGTCGTGCATTCAGCTTCGCCCTAGGCGAAGCTGTCCTGCCTTTCACATTCGTAGTGGCCCCGGGCCCAAAGGAGATCTTTAACTTCGAAAATTCGGGGACGCGTCCCAGGATTCTCCGGATTTTATGCCTCGCGAGTGTTATCACCCGCCAAGCATCGGCATCAAGCCGACCGGCTTCCAAGTTCGCGTTCGTTTCTTCGCAGCGTTTCTCCATCTCCCAGAACTTCTTCTCAGCGACCCCTCTTGGGTCGAGGCCAAGGTCCATCCACTCCTGTTTATGAAACAGGGCATGAATCTGCCTGGCGTACAGGAGATCGGAATATTCCGACCTCGTGTAATCGAACCTAAAATTAATCAGGTCGATATATCGTCTTTCGACGACGAGCTGATGAAGATCCCTAGTTAGGGGACCTCCAAGTTCTGCGAGATGAGCGGAGACGTCCAGGAGAAAGCGTTCCGCCTTCTCTGGTGTCCAAGCTTCAATCCAGTTACTCATTGTAAGTTCCTTAGCCGGCGTTAAGCCGGCATTGAATTGACGTGAGTCCGACTAATTCGGAAGCTCACCATTGACAAAGAAAGTGGGTCCGGGAGCGGTGGAATTCTTCCAACCGTCCCCTGCTGTCGTATTCGCCAGCGTTCCAGTTGCTGTGGTGCTTGTCGCACCCTGGATCACCCCCATGCCAATCTTCAGCGTATTGGCGCGGTCCGCCTGGGTCGCACGTGCCGCACTAAACATCGTAAAGATGATAGTATCGACATATGCAACTTTTGGCGGGGCCACGTATCCCGCTGAAGTGCCTGAAGCACCGAGAGTCTCCATTACGGGGATCTCGACTTTGACAGTACGCTTGTATGCGCCTGACTTGACCAATTCCTCCGAGAACCACGCTCGCATTTGCCCCTCGAAAGGGACTCCTACGATTGCGGTTCGGTAGAGGGGGATCGGCGTATCAGTAACTGGCTTGAAGGTATACTCGACCGGAGCGGTCGCGTCATCCTTCACCAGCATATTAGCCATTGCAGCCATGAGGCTTATTCCTTTAAATTAATCCAGAGGAGAAATTTCCCCCAGACATCAACGACGAC